TCCTGCTCCCTGTCTTGTAGCAAGATTTCTGGTTTCGTCAACATGATCTATGCCTGCAATAGCGGCGTAGCGCAGAACATCAACTGGGTCTTTCCATGCCTCCTTTAGACCACCATCCCCCGTGTATTCCGACAACGCTTGGATGATGTTCTCGCACTCGGAGCTAACATAGAAATGCGGTCGGTTGACAGAATCTGCAGGTCTAGTGGTATCCCATGACATCTTACCAATAAGTGCCTGTAGCCCATCGTCGATGTCTAACCCTGGAGCTGGAATGCAAACCATGCCAGAATCGTTCAAATCCTCAATAATGCTCGATGCCCCATCCGCTGACTGGTACTTAGCCGCTCCAAGCCGAGGGTCGATTAGCCTTTCAAAGACCTTCTCGTCACCCTCAAGATCGGCAATCAAGTCCATGTAGTCACGGATACCAAACCCTTGGCCTTTAGCCCCTTGTCCTGGCATCCACTTGCCACCCTTCCACTCCGCCCAGTCGCCTACATCGACACCCGGCCACTCACGATATACCCAGAATGTACCAGACGCATCCACAGCAATCCAAGCCATAAACCAGTTCTTCGCGCCCGCTGGGTCAATGATGTGATAACGGGTGATGTTACTAGTCGGAATGTCTGATGGCTGGACAATGTTGACCTCCTTGTTGAACTTGGGAAACTTGGTGGCGTGGGACTTAACTGGAACCCCGTACGCGCGAATTAGAATCTCCTCCCGAGGCCTTCCAACTAGGGTCTCCTTGATTCGCTCGTAGCCACCGAAAGGGTTATCCTTGCTATGGAAGTAGTGGACGCTGGCATTGCGCTTCTTACTTCTCTGAACATAGGGGACAAGCTCACCATTGAGCAGCTCAGCCTCGACGCTCTGGACGCTTGTAGCACCATCTAAGTATTCCTTAATAACCTCAGTCCACCCGTCAATCGGAGTGAATGTCACCAGCATCTTGGAGTTGCGGGTAGCGAGACGGAATCGCAGGGTGTCAATAAGCTCGTTGCCAAGTAAGTACTCGTCGAGCCATACGCCGATGTTGTGCCATTGGGGGTCACGGCTACCAAGCTCCGCGCCTTCTAGGATAGTGGGGTTGTTCTGATACTGAGAATAGGTCTTAAAAATGATCTGTGAGGCATTGGGCAAGATTAACGAGTTATCTGTAAACCCGTTCTTCTTCGTGTACGAGATGTAAGCGTTAGCCGAGGTTTGTTTTGTCCTCATCTCATGCGGCAACCAGTTCCATACCGCGCTTTGTTGCTGGCGGATGCTGACCTCCGATGTCTGGGCAAAACAGAAGATCTCTGACTTTGGATTTTCGATGGCAGCTTTGACCACGCAGTAAGAACCCCACGCAGTTTTTCCTGAGTTGTGATGGGGAACTCCTGCTACAATGTAGTTATTGTAGACTGGCACATGAAAATCCCAGACATAATCCTCTCGGAGGTAATTGATCTTGACAACTCGGAGGGAATAGATAGGGTGTCGGTATGCCGAAGCACAACTCAATAACTTACCCAGTAGATCAAATACGCCTTTGGATTGCTGAAGGATGGACTCAAGCGAATATTGCGGGAAAGCTGGCAAAGGAGCTAGATCCACGAGTGACCGCGAAGTTGATTTACAAGGTTTGCAGAAAGCATGGGATACAATGTCAGCGGACAGGGCCACGAAGCGGCGAAGGACATCCCGAATGGAAAGGTGGCAGAATCGTGAACAAGGACGGGTACATTGAGCTTTATTGCCCCAATCACCCGAACGCTCGCAAGTACACGCGCTATATCCTTGAGCATCGCCTTGTGATGGAGAAGCACCTTGGTCGGTATTTGACACGCTCGGAAGTTGTTCACCACAAGAACGGAGTGAAAGACGATAATCGCATTGAGAATCTTGAGCTGTTTGAGAGCAATGCTCGCCATCTTGAGGTAACTCTAAAGGGTTGCGTTCCAAACTGGACTGAAGAGGGCAAACGCAGAATGGGCTTGAAAGCTCGTCGTTCAGCTTGATGTTTCCAACTGGCATCCACCCTAACTTGTGGAGAACAAGGTGAGACTTTGAACAACGAAATGATTCACCGTTATCTAAAACGACTTCGTAAATTCCCTGCTTGTCTTTCCTAAAGGACGGTTGCGCCTCGGCTACGACTACCTTTTCCCCGTCCCACGCTTGCACATGGAAGTCAGAGCCAAGTTCGTCAACCCGCTTGCTTTGCTTTAAGACTGGGTCATAGATCTCCTGCTCTGGTGCGAGGCAGCGATTTCCACCAAGTGCCAGAACCTCAGAGACTTGCGCTAGTTGCTCTTCAGCCTTCTCCCAGTGCGGAAGCCTAAACCCGTAGCGGAATGGATCTTTCTCAGCATTATCAATAGCCTCATGGTATACCCGATGAAGCTCAATGAGATCATCTGGCTCCATCAATGCCACCTCGTCATCGCTGGGAGGCTGGAGGATTGGATGTTTGCGCCACTGCATTACTTGGTTTTGTATGCGTCCGTTTCCATGAGGATGTCAACAATCCTGTAAACGCTCCCGCATTCCTCACATCCAAATGTATCCTCCTCCGCTGGAAATGACCCTCTATTCCCATCCACAAAGTGAAGCTCTCGACGCTTCTTGCAATGTTTGCATACGCCGATAAATGGCTTCATGTGCTTTTCTAACACCACATTCCAAACCTTGGAGTTGAACTTCTCAGCCAAATACGAAGCGTAGCACAGAGTATGGCACTTGTGCTGAACGCCGTCATGCTCGACCATGTAGTGGCGGACTAGGTTGCCGCCGTCCTTGAGGTGGTCGGCGTGTCTGGATTCTGGTTCTGGTATCATTCTACAATTTCCGCTTCAACTGCTTGGGCTTTGACTTTATTGGCAATGCGAGACTTTGCTTCCGCGATCATCTTGGCGGCATCGTCAATAGACGGCCCCTTGCGATGCTCGACAATAGTACTTGCCATGCCAGAGAGCTGTCCAGCCTTATCGGTCATAATGCCAATAGTCAACGCCAATCGGTCTGGGGAGATTGCTTTTAGCTGGTCTGGATCACGGCTTAACTGCTCGGCCTTCTCGAACAATAGGTCTGTGTACTCAGCGGCAGCAATAGCGTAGCGTTTAGAGAACTCCTTGCGCTTTGACTCCAGCGTGTCGTTATGCCTCCACTCCAGCGCACGAACAGTCTCATGCGTCACCTTGCACTTTTTGGCAATGGCATTGATACGCCCACCTTGTGCCAGCATCCAGAGTATCTGTGCCGCCACATTCGGGTTGTAGTTCTCGATAGTGTTCCGAGGGAATTGCTTAGCCCTTTCCTTGACCTCAAGGAAGAACTCTTTCATCGCCTCTTTACTATCAATTGCTGATAGGTCTTCGTCGCTCATTTGGTCTTCTTGCCGTTTTTAACCTTAACGACTCCAGAGTGCAACTCTTTTTTGAGCTTATTCTGTTGCGTCGAGGAAAGCGGAGAACCCTTGCTGAGCAGGTAGCCTACTTGTTTTTTGCTTTTGGTCTTCATTTCTTCTGTAGGATTCTGATGTCGCGCACAACCTCTGGCGTAGCAATGCCCTTCTTCATGAACATTTTAAGAACAGAGTCTGGCTCTTGGTTCTTCTGCATCTGTTTCCAGATGTATCTAGCCCTGGTCCCGTCGTTGGTGTTAAGTGCTTTCACCAGCTTGTCTTTATCACCAATGTTCAGCCTGTCATCAATAAGTCGTTGTTTGTGGTGGCTTGCTAACGATTTACCCTTGTTTGGATCTTGCTTAGCAATCTCACGAATCCTTGCTTCAAGGTCTTTTCTTGGGAGAGTGGAAATCTCATCATAAGCATCTGTGATTGTATCACGCTTAATTTTTGGCGCATCAAGAACCTCACCATCAAGAGCCGCAAGGGAGATCTCGCTGCCAAATCCATTATCTCGGAGCATCCCTGCAATCTTGCCATCATCAAGACCGATTGTTCGCAAGTTACTTACATGGCGGCTTAGGGATTGAAGATTGCCCCTGTATAACTGGTTGCTTTGATTGTAGACCTCATCAAACTCCTGTTGGTTCATCTTCCCTTCTTCAACGCGAAGCCTTGCTCGTGCGATATTTGATCGTTCAGTATTAAGGTTGTCATTTAAAGATCTGGCCCTAAACCCAAACCCTTTATCTATTGTTGTGTCGTTAAAGCGAAGGCCAATTAGTCTCTGTGCAGTTTGACTTACTGGTCTTGTTTTTGACTTCTCCACTTCATTTACAAAACCAGGAGTTAATAACTCACCAACAAAAAACTTACCTTTATCAAGCATCTTTGTGGACGGGTCTTCAGCCGTGGTTATTTTGCGATCTCTTTCAAAATCGTAATTATTTAGAGCTTGGGTAAGAGCGTTCATTGTGAACGACCCCTCTCCAAGAATGTCCTCACTGATACCCTCAACTCCGTACTTTAAACCCTCCCCGAACGATCTACCATTAAACCCTGCCATAAACGGGCCAACAAACTGCTGTTGAGGAATTAAATAAGATGTGTTCATCCACCTCACATCACCAGTCTTTGGATCTGATGTGATAAACAATGGACGCTTTTCAGCATATTCCGGCAAAACTGTTTCGCGCAGTGCTCGGTTCTTTTCCCTAGTGGTTCCAAGGAACTCCATTGTTTTTTCTATGGTCATTGCACTTGTCCCATAGACAACAGCAAGGGATGCCATTTTTTTGATGGCTTCATCTCTAATTGCTTTTTGATTTGCCTCCACCCCAAACTTCCCAGATAACTCTTGGGCGTAGGAGCCATCGAGCATTTTTTTGATCAGCTTTCCTTGGTTGTACTGATTGCGAACCAGCTCAACAGTAAATGTTGCAAATTGGCCAAACGGAACACCATATCTTGAAAGGGTCTTAAAGTTTCTATTTACGAAGTCGTTGTTTTGAAATGTGTTATTTGTAAACTCGGCGGACTGCTTTTCAATCAAATCAAGCGGCGCGTTAGGGAATTGCCTAGTAAGCTGTAACTCGTAATTCTTTGCGGTGGCAAGCCTGTTAATAACATCAAAAGAACTATATAACTTCCCAAATGGGTCTATTATCTTTTGTGCGGATTTGCCGATTGACCCGGATTGCAACCCAGCTTGTATGTCAGAAAATGTCAGCCCCTGTGGGATGAGTCCAAGTTCTTTTTTCCTTTTGAACTCGTCCAAATCGACATTAGAAAGTTTTTTAGCTATTGACTCAAATTGAGCAGCGGCAAATTTACCACCCTGCTTAAAGGCTTTAAATGGATTCATACCCATCCCAGCCATATTTACTGGGCCATAAATATAATTGGACGCAAAAGAGACTGGGTTAAATACAGTCTTTGCTGCCTTCGAGGCAGATACCGATGTTTGCCACAAGTCTTTTGCGGTTTTCTCAGCGAAGTCCATCGCCGCGTTATCAGTTCCATTTGCGTACAAATGATTGATTGCCACTTGTAATTCTGGAGGCCCATAAAGTTCTTCTTCTCCAATCCTTGCGTTACCTCTCCGTAGCTTGATTGGCTGAAGTCCCTCCACTCCCTCTCCAGCAAGCTTGGCAATTCCCATATCCCTAAAGATGTTAGAGATCCGGTTGTCAGCTTTATCATACGCCACAAGCCTAGACAGCCTTGACATTGTTTCGCTGATCTTTACACCTGGCGTTGTATATTCACCAAGGTACTTTCTTAATGCTGGAGATAGGTCTTTCTTCTCCTTTAGGATTCCAGCGTTCTGAGAATATATCCAATTATGAAGATCATCTGGATTGCTGGCTTTTTTGAGGTTCAGATCGGCAATATACTTTTCTGCATCAGCTTTAAACAGCGGCGGCAATTCAATTTCATCGCCGTACTTAGGATTCTTTACCTCAAACCTGCGACCCTGTGCGTCAGTCTTTTTAATAAACTTTCGTTTATCAATACTGATGCGAGGCTGCGTTGTCAGGTCGTTAAGTAACTCTTGGAACGATTGTTTAGATGGAGAGTAGTTTGCGTCTCCAAAGAAAGCGTAGGATCTAGTAAGGTAATTACCTTCATTCTTGCTTTCCTCGATGTACTTGACCAGCATATCAGGCATATTCCTTTGCCCGTTGTAGTGCATCTCAAGAAGTCCATCTTGATACTCAGCAATGTGCTTTCTGGCTTGAGAAAGATCAGCAGCAAGAGACTCAAGCTCCTTGGGAACATTGGGGGCTTTACCTGTAATGTACTCCAACGAAAGCTGCTGAACTGCGGCTGGATCTGAAGACTTTGCAATAGCGTCATTTACCTTAGATCCAAGGATGCCCCCAACCTCCCGACCAGCAGAGGCGATGTTAGCGGCATCTCGCATCGCTTGAGCTGCTTCTTTTCCAACGACTTTGGTTGGAGCGATGTTAGCCTTTGCCGTTTGACCAAGAGTTCCGATAAACTCTTTCAAGTTATCCTTGGTTAAAAAATCCTTGGGATCTACATCTTGAGTCAGCGCATCAACATAAGAAACTGCGCCACTATCACCACGATTGACTAAGTCATTAAGTTCTTTTGGGGATTTACCAGCAAACTTCCTCAAAATGGGTATCATTTTTTGCTGTGACAATCCAAGTCCAGCCCCAAGTGTTGCAGCCAATGCCGCAGGCCCAACAAGCTCCCCAGCACTAGGCAGCTCGCCAGTTTCATAAAGCTTTTCAGCGGCAATTGTTGTGGGGGCCGCAATAGCACCGACAACAGCAGTAGTTGCAATGGGGCGTTTAGCTAATGCCTCAGATGCTTTAATTAATGCTTGCGGCCCTTTTGTAATCTTACTTCCTGGAATAAGGTTCATCAATGCCGATACGGCAGTCCTCCCCCAGTTGATTGAGTCGCGGCCTTCTATTTTTTGAGCGGAGATAGACCCAGTTGCGCCACCTCCAGTCGCCCCAAGAAAATAACCAATACCGGCTCCAATTGGAACTGTAATAATTTCTTCTGGCAACAATGCTTGCGGCCCCATTTGGCCTAATGCCAAAGCGGTTCCAGCTCCAGCTAGTGTACCAGCAGCCTTAGAACCTTCTGCGATTCCGATCTCTGCTAGAAGTCCAGCACCTATTTGCAGGGGGGATGGTTCTTTCTCTGGGTTTTTTTCGGCCTCTTTAACCCTAGACTCAAGCTCCTTATTTACAGATTCCTGCGTCCGCTCTGCAGTAACTGGTATTGCAACTCCATCAACATCAACGGTTGGCTGGATACCTTGAGCTTCTTTATCAAGGTTCTCTGCTACTTGCTCGTTTTGTTTTTTCTGAGCAAGCCACTCCTCTGGTGATAACGCTGGTTCTTCAGCGCGTTTCTTTTTCAACCACTCCTCTGGAGACAGCGTGGCTTCTTTCTCTTGCTTTTGCTTTAGCCATTCTTCTGGACTCATTTGGAGTTGTTTTTATTTGTTTTGAGCTTTAATGTATTCGTCCCATTCTTGATCGGTAAATTCCTTGGGTCTGTTGAAGGTTTTGCCTTTGACCTCGATGGATGAAGGAAGATTTGTTTCTGGGGGTTTTGGCTTAGATTGTCCCCGCTCACCAAAAACATCTGGTAGGTCAGTCTTGGTAAATACACCCGTTAGACCCTTGCCGCCAGCAGCGTTCATTAAGATAACAGCCTCTTCATCATTACCAGCTTTATATGCCTCTGATGCTTTACGCATGGTAATTTGTTTTTCCTCTATGCTTGTTAGAGCGGTTTGAACTTCTTGAGTGTAAACCTCTGGTTGAGCCACAACACCCTCAACTGGCGCAACTTGATATCGCTGACTAGGTTCAAGTGGAATACTGGACACTATCGGAACGCCAGCTCCAGCAAACTGTTCCTGTTGTGTTGACGCATTCTTCTGATACATTGAATTAAACACATCAGAGTTGATTGCTCCTTTGCTTACTGGTTGCCCACCCATGTATCTAGTGCCAGACTTAGACCCGATTTCGATCTGTGCTCCGTCAGCAAGAACCTTTGGCTTTTTTTCCTCTTCGGTTTGGATTGCAAGAGACTTATCGATAAAAGAAGAAACCTTTGCTAGTTGTGCGCTGGCCCTCTTCGTGTCACCTTTTGCAACAAACGAAGACAGCCTAGAAAGATCAGAGTTAGGAAGATCAATCCCGCGCTCATCTGCAAGCGCAATGGAGTCTTGAATACGCATTGCAAGTTCCTCGGAACCATACTCTGGTGGCTGCTCCTTCTCTTCTCGGGTGGCAACTTGAGGTTTTGGAGCCTTTTTGTAATAATCATCAAGAGACTTTATAGTAGACCCAATAGCGGTCATGTCGCCAGATTGAATCGCACCCGCAATATCCCCAGCTAATAGATCAGCATCGGCGGCAAGCCCCCTGTTACGGAGCATCTGAACCTTCCTTGAAGCATCCTTAAATTTGCTTTTGGTTACAGGCCCAGCATTCTGTGGAAGTAAACTAATAAAGTCCATTTTTGTTTATTGCGTTAAGCTGTTCCAATTACCCCCGCCACCACCCCCGCCGCCACCTTGCGATGCCCCGCCGCTACCATAGGCTTTATTTTGAGCGTTGAACATTCTGGCTCCCTTGTATCCAAGATCAAGGTAGTCGCTAACACTTGTCCTAAGCGACTTGCCAATCATTACTTGCTGTTCAAGCGACAAAGAGGGGTTGTCCATCATTATCCTGTCGGCTTGAAGTTGAGCAACTTTACCTGGGTCTTTGTCCTTAAATAGATTGATCGCGTTATCAATGTAGCTCGCATCAGATTTCTTTTCAGCAGCAAACAAGTTGCCTTGCTTTTTGAGCTCTTGGAATTGCTCAATTCCTTTTGCAATCCCTTGCCCAAGGTTCTGCATCCCCTGTGCTTGGATCTCCGCAGCCCTTGTGAAGCCAGAGTAATCCTGCACAAACATCCGTGGGTCTACACCCGCTCCTAGTATCTGTCCTTGTCCGTATGGCATATTATTA